TTAAAGCGTATTTAGCGAAAAATTCTGCGTGTTTTTGGCTAGTGCAAAAGTAACTCATATCAAATGTTTCTTCTATGTCGCTTTCCGAGCCGCCCTGTTCGTCAGTCAACCGCACACCTAATGTTTTTGTTTCCGGAAAACTGTTCTGCGCTTCTTTGCGCCATAGAACTACTGCCCTGAATAGTTGACGTTCTTCTGGGGTCAAAAAACTTACTTGCAAGTCGGTTACGTTTCCATCCGTAAATAGAGCTTTAGGGTATATTTTTTGGCCCACATCTATCTGCCCAGAACTATCAAATGGTACGTCAGGGTAAAGGCTAAACTGACCTCCTTTGATTCTGAATTGAAGCAAACAATAACCTGCGTTTTCAAAAATCCAGTCTCTTACGTTTACCCTTTCGCCTATGACACCATCCCAAAAAAATTGGTTTCCTAAACAAAATTGTGCGGCATCTTGCATTTCGTCCCTATTAATTTGAAGTTTACCAACACTTTCACCAAGGCCGTATTTTTTATTTATCAAAAGGTCAAAAACAATTTCAGGAAATAAATTGGTTGAATCCGTGCCGAAAGGGGGTAGTAGTTTTTCAACCTCAATACCGTCTTTAAAGTACGCGGATAACTGACTGAAGTTTGTCCATTCAACACCGCTATTTAATCTGATACCTGCATAAGCAAGATCGTCATACACAGGTGTAAAACCAGCGCCGTTTATCCTGGCAGCAGTAATTTCGTTTACGTTTACCACCTCATGCTCAGGAGCAGTTTGATTAGATGGTTGTTCTGTGTCATAAACGACAAAATCTTGCCATCCGTCCCCGTATCTTAAATTTACAGTTTCTCCGTACTGCACAATGCCATCACCGTAGCCGTTTTCCCCTGTGCCTTCTGGAACACCGTACACTTCCCACTCTTTGTTGTAACTGCTATTTGAATCAAATACTTTTTCATAGCCTGTGTACCATACAAAAAAACCATCCTTACTAAAGGAACTTTCACTCGGTTGTTTCCAGCTATCATCAAACGAACCGGATGCGTCTAGTACATAAACAATTCGTTGGTCCATCCAAAACCTTGCCGCTGCTGCACCAGCAATGGGGGCTAGCTGAAAATCATACGCTGCAAGCTCTGGATGAATAATAGAAATCTGATTATACACAGCCTCTGGACTTCTACCTTCGACTACAAAAGACGAGTTGGCAGAAGTAATATTTATCCAGTCAGTATCGCCTTGTTTTCGGTATTGTAAGGCAAAAAACGACAGCCTTTTAGTGTAAATGTTCATCCTCCCTAATTGTATATTGGCGTCGTTGTCGTTGTATCTCCCAATAGTTGCGTCACTTGGCTGTGAATTTACATTTGCAAAGCCGTTTATTTTTCTGTAAACAGTGGATTTTACAGTTATATCTGTTCTGTCACAAGCTCTAGTATTGCTTATAGTAGCCAACGCCATGCGTTGTATTGACAGATTAACTGGTCTTTGTTGGCCATCTCCATTTCCGCCTCGTACGTCGATAAGACCTGCTGTTGTCATCCTAAAATAAGCAGTGACTTGATTGCCTATTCGCCACGGGCTTCCCTCTTTTTTAACTAGAACCCCGTACCCCGTTCCAACTAAATAAGTGTCCCCTACAACTAAATTAGAGTCAGCTTCAATTCTTGCATTGTCTATAGATTGCCGAATCTCTTCAACATTTCCAATATCGTCTTCAGAAAATTGATTAGGTGCTAAAGCATAAACTACAGTATCGCCTACGTCATACGCTTCGTTGTCCCTTATTCCAATACTCCTACCTAAAACATTAAACACGTAACCGTATCGAGGGTATTCGCGTTTAATTTTTCTTTTCCTATCCCGAATGTCGTCCTCTACATCCCCATCTGCGCTATCGGGCTTCATCACAAGCTCGTAATTTACTTTGTACATATTGGCGTTGGGTAAACAGGCGTAGTGACCAAACACGGCCTGTGTGTTTGGTGTGCGCGATCCGCTAGAGAATTGAACAAGTCCATTTGCCCATTTAAAAGCAAAAGGGTCACTACCTTTACTTGTATCAAAAGGAGGTTCCATCTCTCCATCTGGGTATACATCACTGTGTAAAAAACGCCCTCCGTTCATATTGTCTTTAAAGTACAGAGCCACTTTTCCCAGTGCGTAATCAGCTAATAACAAATCGCCAATTGCGTACCCCTTAAAATCAGGGCGACCCTTTATTTTGCCATGACTAAATAACAGTAAAGCTCTTAACTGCTGGCTGCGCCCCAGTGTTACTAAATACGACCAGAGCAGTGTGCTGTTGGCACGAACGCCGCCGTAAGTCTCACCATTGTGCGTGCGTTGCTTGGTATAAATTAAGGGAATAGGAGACCCAAGCTGTGCCAGCTGCTGGAGCGAATCAAAACTTGACTGCGGAGCAAAACGGCTGGCACTTGTTTGGTCTTCTGTTTTTAATGGGCCTAGCTTTCTCTTCTGTTCAGGTGTTCTTGGTTTTGGTGCTATAAGTGCAGCTACAGCCGTGAGAGCTATACCAATTACAAGGTTTACAAGAATGGGGGTAATGGGGTCATTCTGGACGTCAGGCACATACGCATAAGCTTCTTTCCTCTTGCCGTTGTACTCATCGTTTAGGCGCAGAAATTCCCAATACTCATCTTCAGTAAGCCCTAAAGCTTCGATTATTTGTATTTCCGAGGGCAGTAAAACCCGTGGACTTGCAAATGCTCGACGGGGCTCCATCGAACCCCCGACTCTCCGAAGTTCAGCCATCCGTTTTCAAAATAAACTGCCATGCCATAGCCATTTTCGGACCTACACAGCGCAACTACACCACAGTCTACGTGAGTCGTTTGCTGGCCCCAGCGTTCTAACTCCTCCTTAAATACGCTGGTGTCACCGCGCTTTAGCCGCCTGTACCAGCTCCGCTTAGGTTCTGGTGTGCTGATTCCGTAATGGGCAAGCACAGCACGAGCCAACGACAAGCAGTCACCGCCTTCATGTCTGTTAAAGTCGCCGCCCAGCCTGTAGGGGCGTCCAAGTAGCTGATAAGGGTTCAACGGTTATTAACTGAGCCTGTCACAGGTAATTCACCAACTTGAAGGCGTGTGAGCACACGGTTTGGAGTGCTGGCCCCTACTGCATCAATCGCGCTGCTCAACAACACTTCTATAGTTTCAGTGTCATACGACATACTGGCAGCTATCCAGTTTTCTTGTGTTAGCTTTCTTTGCTTGCTAGTAAAAGTGCTATTCATAACAAAAGTTTCTACTTTAACTTTTTGCTTTTCGACTACTGCGGCCCTGGCTGCATTCATGCTTATTAAGTTTGCGGACAAAACTATTGCAGCTTCAATGTTGTCACCTGACCTGTTCTTTGCCCCACCCTGATAAATAAAACTAAGGTACTGGTGCCCATCAATTGTTTGCCCAATAGTACTGTTTTGGTACTTTGAGTCACCAACGGTGATAAATGTTGTTATGCACGTGTAACTCATCGGCCTAATCCAATTTTGGAACGCTGTGAGCGTGAATTTCTAAGCTTGTTCATTGTTAATGCGTTACCGCCTGCCGCGCCTTGGTTCGCAGCTACCTTCATGCCTGCCTTAACCGTTGAGTTCATCTGTTCCACGGTGACATACTGCATACCGTCCGGCATTGTTGTGGCCTGGATATTAGGACTATAGGCAGGCGTACCACTACCGCCGCCATAGAACGACATTGAGGCGCGTGCTGCCTCAAACTGCTGATTGTCGGTGATCGAGCCAGAAGCCCCCGGAATGAATAGCTCCGGCCCTTTTTCTCCGACAACATAAGGCGTGTTTGCGCTGACTGGGCCGCCGTTTGCGCGAAGACCTCCTCTTGAAAGTATGTCCGTAAAAATATTGCCACCATCACCATCGCTGGCGCCACCACCAAAGGCGCTATTAAGTATTCCTAGCGCCTTCATGACCAACGCCTGGGCAATCATCTGAGTCGCCATATCAATAAAGGCTTTTCCGATATTGGCGAACATATCGCTAAAGGCTTGCTCTACCGAACCAGTACCTGTAACAATGGACTGCACAGCAGATGACATTGCAGTAGCGGCTTCGTTTGCAATAAAACCGTATTTCTCCATTAGCTGGTTCTGACGCAATTCCGCCTGTTCTACTTGGTCTAGTACGGGAAGTAGTATCTCGTTTAAAGCTATTTTTTGCTTTAACTGCGCAATTTCTTTTGTAGCAGCTTCGCGTACTTTCTTATATTTTGATGTTTCAAGTTCCTCTTGTTCTTTAATTAATGCAGTTAGTCCGTTGATTACATCTTCGTACCGCCGTGTTTGCTTAATAAGCAAGTCAGCGCGTTCTGCTTCGTCACCACCAAATGGTGAAGCCGTCCTACGTTCCACGTCAGCAATATCACGCCTTAAACCACGCTCAAGACCTTCAAGTTCTTCTTGTCGTTTTAATTCCGTAATTTTTTCCTGTATTGCAAGTTGCTCTTTGATAGCCGCATTTTGCTGTATTTGCGCTTCAGTTTGGCCTCTAAGTGTTACTAAACGAGTGTCGAAAAGCTTGTTAATTAGCTCTGCGTCTGCAGCGTACTTACTGGTGGCTAGGGCTTGCTGGCGCTGGAACTCAAGTAAGTTTTCCTCCCGCTGCAAACGTTCACGTAAACGAGTATTTTGAAAGTCCAGAGCCTCCAACTCGGACATATTAATCTGCATGTATTTTGTTTTTATATCAAACTGTTTTAGTAATTCTTGACTTATTTGTTGCTGCAGTTGGAAACCTTCTGATGTAGGCAGTCTTGGGGCTCTTGGTGCGCCTTTTAAGTCCTCGTCTGTGGTTGTTTTCTTTAGTACGGGGGGTTCTGTTGTTCTTGAGGGTAGAGCTAACGCAATACGACTGAATTCACTAGCTAACTTTTGCCGTTTACTCTTTAACTCATCTACAAGCAGTTTTAGACTGTTTTTTGCTGTAGTATCAGTGGCTTCGTCGAGTCTTTTTTGCGCGTCAGTAAGTTTGTTGCTAACAGTGACAAGGTCTGCGCCTATCTTTTTATACCCAGCTGTTGTCGCAGGCGTAAAATTAAATAAGTCGGTAAGATAACTTGCTAAAGGCGTTAAAAATTTAATTACATTTGTAGCAAAATTCTGGAATTTCGCCCCGATAGCAGCAAGCAGGGGGCCTGCCGCACGGTTGGCGTCTTCTAATGCTTTGGTTAGACGAGCACCGGCCTCTGCTGGGGAATCGCCGATCTTTTTGGCCGCAGGCTCATACTTATTGAGAATGAAGTCTGCGAATGTGGTTACAAACTCGTCTGCGCTAACTTCGCCTTGCTCTAAGGCTTTTTGCAGCTCTTCCGCAGAACGGTTTGTGGCCTGGGCAAACAGTTGGAACGCACCAGGAAGGCGGTCGCCGATCTGACCTCTAAGTTCTTCGGACCTTACAACCCCCTTTGAAATAACCTGGGTTGCCGCTCGTAGTACACCGTTAAGGTCTTGTGCGTCACCACCTGTGGCTTTAGTTGCAGCGGATAAAGCACGGTATAAAGTTTCTGTCTGTTTAATACTGTTGCCGTTGGTTACTGCAGCAGCGCTTAATTGAGTGAAGTTTCTTGTAGCGTCTACGATTGGCTGGTTAAAATCTCGCGCAGCCCGGTCAATCGCTTTAAAACCTTCTGCGGCGTTTTTACCCAATACACCTTCAAGAGCAATACCAAGTTTGCTCAACTCAGCAGAAGTTCTTGCAGACGCATTAGCTAAGTTAGCTACACCGCGAATAGCAGCAGCTGCCGCTGCTGCTGCGCCTAGTCTTCCTGCTAACTGACCAGCACCCGCTCGGCCTCTTACTGCGGCAGCTCGCTGCGGTTGTGGTCCTATAGGTCTTGAATACTGCTGGGATTTGGCTAACTCCCTGTTTAGTGCGCGTTGTTTTGCTACGCTTTCGCCACGCGCTTGCGCTTCGCTTCTAGCTGCGTTTAAGACAGCATTATTTAAGCGAAGTAGACCGCTAGTTAAACTGTTTTGCCCGGCTAAACGCTTACTTCTTTGTTGCTCAATTTTTGCGGTAGCTCTTGCTATGGATCTGAGTTTACTGCGTCTTGCTATCTCTCTATTTATGTCTGGTTGCGGGAAAATAGGTCTTTCGTATTGATTTAATCCTTTTGCCCGCTGGGATAAACGCCCTTGCTCTAGGTTGCTACTAAGCCTAGCTGCGCTAGCTGCACCTGGGCCTATAGGGCCTGGATACTGCGAACCGCCCCTAAACGCGCCCCGCATATACGCGCCTGACATTGTGGTGGCGGCCCCCCTTTGCGTGGGGGCAGCCGCTGCGGCGTTATAAGCTTTAAGGGCTGCTGTGGCACCTGTACGATTTGCAATTTCTTGCTTAATAAGTCTGTTCTGTCTTTCTCTAGCTGCGTTGGCATTACCTAGAGCAGTGACGTAGTTATTTACTGCCCTAGTTTCCTGCGGAGTAGCTGCCGCGACTTTACTTAAAGCTTTCTCAGCTAAATTTAACTGCTGTGCATAATTCTGTATGCTTTGGGCCAGACCACCAAAAGTGGTCGATTGCTTTTTATTAATTTCATCAATCTTAAAGTTGGTTCCTTCAAGCCTTTTTTGAAGCTTGGTAAGTGCTTCTACACCTTTTACGCCTATTTCAATTTCAGCTCTGTATGCCACGATCCACAGCTGGTACGTCGCTTTCTATTCTAGGCGCAGAATAGTCTACCTTCGGCGGCGGGCTTTTTCCATTTGTTTTTCCTGGTCCTCATTAAGGATCTGGAAATAGGCGCTCCAGCCAATTAGCTCCTCTGGTGTCATCGTGGTGCGGACTTCAGTCAAACTCATGCCCAGTTCCTTGGCAACACCAAATTGAAGCATGAGCCAGTTGTCTTTGCGAAGTTCCGCAACTAGGATTTTGGGTCCATAAGCTCTTCGTCTTCGTCAGTGAGAATAGCCAACATCAAAGACTGCAGATCGCTGTCCTTGACTTCGTTTTTTAAAATATCGGTTTCACCAGCAGAGAAAAGCTTCGCGCCGTTTTCGTCCTGTGCTTTGCCAATCAATAGCTGCAGTGCGAACGCTCCAGCGTCGTCAGACTTGGCCTGCTTTTGGGCGCGTTCACGTTCAGCCATGGTTAGCGGGCTGATCCACATCTCGAATGTGGTGCCGTCAGACAGCTCAACTTTGCGCTTGCTTGGCTGGAGATTTGCTGCTTTACGCAACCGATCAATGGCGCGTGTAGATCCAGCGGGCATGACGTGTGCTTGACTATAAATTAACTATAGCGTAGCGCATTAAAAAACCCCGGAGACCGGGGTCTGTTGACTACTTAAGTTCAATTAAGTTACGCGGTAACGCTGAAGTCAAATACAGGTGCCACTGCTGGACGGAAGTTTACTGACACGGATTGGGCGTCATCAGGGTTGACGGCCAAACTAGCCGAAGTAAGAATTGCGTCGAACGCTACTGAACGGCTCAGCGTGTCGTCAACAACACCGCCCGTAAACACACGGTCGATATACAGCTTGAAAGCTGCACCTGTTTGTTGGCGCTGTAGAACGTCCTCGATAACACGGTTGCCCATATTTGCGTCCTCGTTGGTAAAATAGAACGTCGCAGAACCTGAGCCTTCGCCAAAACCAGCAATAAATGTCCTGAATGGAACGTACTGCTGGTTGCCCTGACCGATAGTGGTCACATCAATTTCAGCGCGGGTCATTTCAAACGACCATTCACGCACTTGGCCCACTACAACAAAAGCGTCATAGGCAACCTGAAATTTATTGGGGGACGTTGCTGTTCCAACATCGGTAAGGTCTACAGCCGCTCCACCCTCAGTGGCAGATACTTGCATCGCGCCAGTGGATGCCGTGTAGCTGATGACGTAGTAGGTGGTAGCTGTGGACAAACCAGCAGGCAGCGTGCCAGTGCCCGCGCCATTGGTAGTAGTGTTGACTACGCTGAATTGCACTGGATCGCCAACCCTATACCCTAAATAGGTGGGTACGGTAATCGTGTCAGTTCCAATATCTACTCCCGCAGGAGCAAACGTGCTGGACGTGCCAGCGGGCTTGTAGTAAAGGGCACCTGAAGTGCCGGAAAGAACGGTGGTTGCCATCGGGCGTACCAGGAAATAAGGGTCTCCGCGGGCACTGCCCGGCTACCTACAGGTTAGCGACTATTTAGGTCAGCACAGTTGCTACATAGCCTGTGTCAATGCGGCCTACAAAATGCGGTGAATCTTCCGTAGCTGAAAAACTTGGGCCATTTATTTCCCCCACTTTTACAAATACGCCTGTAGTAGTTTTAGCTGTGTCATTAAGTGTTTCTAGTACGTTTACCGCGGTTGTTACCAGTTCTTGGTTACGGGCCGGGCCACGCCCTTTCTCTGTAAACAAGCGGATTACTAACGCACCACGGGCATTATCGACGCTTGAAGTGAGCGTTGGTTCGTTGGTTATGCCAAACGTGATGTTGACGCGGACATACTCGGTGGTTGTGTTTGGTGGTACGGCAGTGATATTGTCGAAGTAAACAGGGACTGCAGGGGACAGGTTGTTAAACGCCGTCAGTAACGGGTTTTCCATTGATGCCCGGATCGCTTGGTAGTTCATTGCAGTTCCTTAAACAAGTCGTCCATTTCAATTCTGACGGCGCGATCTAGTCTGCCGCCCTCTACATAGCTAGCGAACCAGTCAAGATCAGCAGTGGCGCTGGACTCACTGTCTGGGTTACCCCCGCCGACATAGCCTCGGTAAGAGGGTTGTTGACGGCCACCGTCACCTTCACGGAATTTTCTGCGGCCTAGCTGCGTTTGCGGAAATGGTTCACCGATAGGTCTGATAAATGCACTTTCAACTAGATCTGTGGCTTCGGCGGCGTATGCTGAAAAATTGGAAACAGTAAAAACAACTTTGTCTTTTGTAAGCAAACTCTTTGTTACTTGTTTACCTGTTACAGCAGGCGTAAAAATGGGGCGTGGTTCGCCCACGTTTCCATCGCCCTTAGAACTACCTACACCGCCTAAAGGGCTTTCAATCTGCCAAGAGTTTGAAAATTTACCACTCCAGCTTGGACCCTCCTGCTGTAATTCACGGACTGTGCGTTCTGCGGCAGCTTTCGGGCCGTTAAATACCGTAGTCGCAGCTACCCGGTCCAGTTCTTTTAAAAGCTTAAATAGACCGTTCTTAGCCATTACTGTGGCCTCACGATCAGGGTGTGGTATATGGGCTTGTCACCACGATAGGTCAAAATGTTGATGATCTTGGCTTCGCGGGTTTCACCTGCCTGCGGATACTGCACACGGTCGGCTTCTGTTGGGTAGTAATCGCCAAGTTCTGCCGTACCAATCAAGATTTTTACGTCCGTGCTTTGATACAAGCCCTCGGATTCGCGCGGGGTAAGGCGGCTGATGATGCCCTTTACCGTGACATTGGTGTCCGCTCCAGTCACAGCACCTGTGGTGGGGTCGTAGGCGCGGGGTGTAGTGGTCTTGATGTACGTGATGTCCTGGCCCCAGTCGTTGAAGATCTGGGCTGGAATCGGCGAAAAGGTGTCGTCTATTTTTGACATTTCATCCTCTAACAACGCGCACTTGATAACCCCCAGAACCGCCCAGGGTGAAGGCTCCAAGGTAAGACTGTAACCATGGGTAGACATCAAAAATGTTGTTCACAGATCCAGTTGCCTGGCTATCTGTGTTGTACTTCACCTTTAGTTCACCTAGTTCGACTTCCTCATACAAACCTTCTGTTCCGGTGTTACCCGTGACCGCATCCGTGTCGTTTGCTAGGGCGCGTGCCAGCTCGTAGGTGGCGTATTTGATGTCCGCTGGGATGGCGGAACATGTAAGCTCCACCCGATCAACGTGGTAATTGTTGCGCGGCCAGCTCAATGCTTGGCCGTTGTCGCAACGGTCACCGTAGAAATTAAGGCTGTCGATCCAGCGGGTTGCGCTGATAATTGCGCGGTTCTTTTGGTCGTTGTTTTTGTCGTCCCAAGTTGAGGAACTTGGAACGGTTTCAAAATAGGCGTTTGCTTCCTCCAGCGTTACAAAGCTGTTGGCGTTTTCGCCCTTTAATGTGGCATTTATTGTTGCGGCCACAAGACTGCAGGGATACTTTCTTTGATTTTAGCCTAATAAAAAACCCCGCCGAAGCGGGGCAGTATCAGCTTGTGCTGGACTTATCAGGCGATTGCGCTGGTGTCCAGTGGGCTGTTGACGATCAGCTCGACCATTGGGATTAGGTCGGTGTCGTAGGTGGCAGACCACTTGTTAGCGGTGGCCAGGCTGCCGTTGGTGGGGTTGTCACCAGCGTCAGTCCATTTGGTGCCCATCACGTGATAGGCGGTGTGGTAGTCCACAGAAAGCACGTCTTGCTTCGAGAGCACGTTGCGGTCTGCTTCAATACGCAGATCCTGCTGGACGCCTTCCAGAACTGAACCACCCTTCATCAGGAAGCAGCGGAACTCCTTGACGTGGGTTGCCGTGCCAGGGATCACAGTGTTTACCTGTGGGTCCATGATCACGTTGCAGCCAGCAAATTCGCCGATGGAGCGGGCTCCAACGCCGACGCCGCCACCGCCCCAGGTCACTGCGCCAGAAGCGGCCAGTGCGGAGGTGCTGAAAGTAAGGAGGCCAACTTGATACAGGTAGAAACCAACGGATGGGTGGACAATCAAGGTGTCCAGCTCATCACCACGCTCGCCAAGGGCAGCGCGGGCCTCAGCCAAATTGGCTGCGGTCAGGAAGTTGGCTTCGCCTTGTCCTGATGTTGCTGCAATTGCCTTGTCCAAAGAATGGGCAGACAGTGCAGTACCAAACAAACCAGCAAGCTGGGAGAACAGGCGTGCGCTGTTCAACTTGTTGATTGCATCGGCAAGTTGGTTGCGAATGTGAAGCATTGGGTCTTCGCCCGCTGCCAACATTGCAACGTCGTCCACTGCATACGCGAAACCGCGGTGGCAGATGGAAGCAATCTGGGTGCCGGTGCCGATCTTCTGGGGAGTCAGGTAGCCAGCGGTGCTTGTGCCCCACGTAGCTGTACCGTCCATGATCTCCTCAGTTGGAGATACAGGATTGAACTCAGGGACTTGGATGCGGGTGCCGCCTTCGCGGGCATCCAGCAAAGGATTACGAACAACAGCGCCAGACTTGATAAACAAGCTGCGCTCTTTTACTGCCTCAGACACATAGGTGCTGAGATTATTCCTCTTTACGATGTCCGCGAGTAGGACACCGCCGGAATAATTCTGAAATGGGGCGGCCATCTTAGAAAACCAACGTTAAAGGTGTGTGCGGGGTCCAAGCCACGGACTTGGTGAGACACGCCCCACCGGGGCTACAAAGAAGCTTCCCGTTCCAGCACAGCTGCAAGTTCAGGCTCCTCTGCTTTTAGTTGCATTTGTCTCGTTATGTTAATACTACCGGCCTTAAATGGATTGGGCATCCCAGGGGCAATGACAGAATTTGGTGTCGGCTTGGCCCCCATGCCAGCAGCACTGCTGGGCTTAAAGTGGTGCTCAAAACCTGAACCAGGGTTTTTTAAATTGCCTAGATAGTTAGTAATATCCTGTTCAACACCTTTGTCCAAAATTACAACGTCGCCGTTGTCCTTTTTGTGCAGGTTGTTTTGTACCAGCAGCAGCATTTGCTCGGCGTTGATGGCACCGGCTTGGCTGATTGCTGATAACGCTTTTGTACGCATGGATGCCTCTTCGTTAGAAACCTTTAGGTCTGCTAGTTGGCGTTCCAATGCATTGATTTGTGTGTCCTTCTCTTGGGCGCTTTTGTTAGCCTCTTCCCAGAGGTCTTTCCACTGGCCTTGGTCTTCCAGCGTTTGTTTGCGCTGGTCGTCCTGCTTTTTGTATACGTCGTCCAGCTTGGATTTGATGCCTTGGAAACGTTCCTCGGCTTCAGTTGCCTGCTGTTTTAAGGCGACAAGCTGGGTCTCGTATTCGGCTTTTACAGCAAGCGCAGGGTCTGGTTGCTGTGGAGCGGTGTCGGCTGCAGCCACGGGCTGGTCAGGACTCGCCACAGGCGTTTCCTGGATGACGTGCTCTTCCATAGTCAGAAGTCAAAAGTGGTAGTAGGGGTTTCTTCCGCAGGCTTTGATGGCTTGCGCTTACGAACAGCTTTGCATACCTCGGGTTTAGGTTGCGGTTCGCGTAGCTCGACGAGTTCCCATACTTCGGAACCGTCAGGCTTAGTAACCTTTTCTAAGGACTTACCCATGTAGGCATACTCCATGTACTTGTTTAGTCTACTTATGTAGTTTACAAGAACCTATGGGTATGCGATTATTCTTCCTTGGCGTCTTGAGTTTTGGTCTCACCGCTTTGTTCCTCACTAGCAGTAGGCAAAATTTCACCCTGGACCAGGATTTGACGGAATTCGTCACGCCCCAAAACACCTTGGTCGAACAATGCCGTCAGCGCGGTTACGTCCTGCCCAATTAAACGGTCGATGTCAAAGTCGCGGCTGATGCTTACCTCTGGTGGTGCGATCCCTACATAGTCGGCGGCGAGATTAAATGCCTTTTGTAGGGACTGTTCCAGGTCAAGAGATACCATCGACAGCATTGAGTTTGTATCGACACGATCCAAGCGGCGGGCGTCGGCAGATTCGGCAACAAACTTTTGCTGGCTTAATGTGCTGATTCCAAGCGTTGCCATCTGCATTTGTAGCTCGCGGATTTCGTTGGATTGTGCTTCAAATGCGTTTGCCGCTGGTTCGACGTAATAAACCTTGTTGCCAGGCTGGCTTGCCATCGCGTAATTGACGCTCACAGCTACGTCTTTTGATTGGTCGTCCCAGCCTTCGAGCACAAGGATTGGTTGACTAGCAATGTGCAGGCTGTGGATTAAGTCGGCTTGGCGTTGAAAATGAGCCAGGTTTAAATACGCAATGTCAAGTAAGGGCGGCTTACTTGTAAGGGTGTCAACCTTGCCTGCATAGGTTGTGACAAGTGGGATTTGGCCCAGGCTGTAGTCGCCTGATTCCACTAGCTCGTAGTCTGAGGTGGCATCCGTTGCGTCGAAAGCGTTTGGATAGGGGAAACCCCCTTGCATATCCTTTTTAGTTTCGACTTGGCGGTATATCCGGTATTGGCCGGGCTCGATTACACGTATCTGGTCATATACCTTTTCGCCAAATTCGCCGTCAGGCACTACTGCCTTTTCCTTGATGCGGACCTGTACTAAATTGCCGTAGTTTACTTCACGGTCCAAGCGCCAGCCGTAGATGTTGGTGGGGTCAACTTCGATCCAGTACGGGCGGCGATTGAGTTCGCGCTCTTCTGCAAGGCTGCGGGCACCCGTTGGGGCCGGAAAATCTACTAATGTATGAC